TCTCAGGTAAAAAAGTGTTCTCAGGGCTATTCCTAAGTACTCCAAGGTTGTTCACCTCCATTGCGTGATGGCGGATGAAATCGTAGGCGGCAGCCCATGCCAATATGGGTGTCATGTACTCGTCCCTTAAAACCTTGTAGTGGGCGTTTGCCGGCAAATCGATGTCCCCGCTTTCGGTGAGCTCTTTGACCTTGGCAAGTAGGTTTGTACCTACCTTGTCCTGTAAGTAGATGGTTTGGGCCATCTTTAAGAACGGCACAACCTTGTCAAAGTCAACCGACCCGCCAACAGGGGTGAGAATCCTAAAGGTTTCTTCGCTGCATAAAATGAGTTCTGCCATTTTTAGTCAAAGTTTAATCGTCCGCGTGTGGGTGTGTCAATGGGTTTTGTGCCTGCCAAGTCAACACCGGGGGGCGCAAATACTGAAAGCGGCACACCCGCCTCCAATGCCCTGCGCATTCCCGCGTTTCCGCGACCTACAAGCCTGTCGTTCTCTAAATCCTTGCCTTTTGATTTCTCCTTGAAGGTTCCGTCTTGGTTGCGCTTGCGCACATACACAACCCGCTCCCAATAGTGGTGGCAATAAACGCCTCCCTTCCACTCCCAAATGGAGTAGGTGTTTTCGCCCCTTGGAGCAAACTCACCGTTTACCCCGTTGTTACCCATCTTGGTGATGTCCTCCAACCTGTAAACGGATCCCTTGGAGCTGCGAGCGGTCATGAATTTACAGAAAGACCTGCTGTCAGATAATGCGCGGGCAGGGGCGTAACGGTACCGCACTTTGTACAAACCGCTGTCACCCGTGCGGGATGCCTCTTGTGGGTTATCATAGCCTGCGGCACTTGCGAGGTTTAAGGATTGATAGTGCGCAACCTCCTCAGTTGGGTTGTCAACGCGCACACACGCGACCTCTTCCCACTCCGCGTCAATCTCCTCTCCAATCCCTTCCAAATAACCCATCCACTCGCCCTCGTCTTCGGGTGTCATTTCGCCTTGCTTCTTAGCTTCTTTGACCTCGGATAGGTTGATGGTGTGGCCAGTTGCTTTTAAAGCGATTTGAGCGGGGTTAATGGTGTTTTCAAAGGCCAGCGGCATATAGATGCCAAACTCAGTTAAAACGCCCTCATAAGCCCGTATAATGCTTTCTCGCATGGGGTCAATTACGGTTTCCATAAACAGCCAAAACGCTGTTTTAAGTTCGTCCGCGTTGTTACCCAGCCCCGTGTTGTTTTTAATGCCAAGGAGCATGGGTGAGGTGATGGTATGGGCCAGCATCACCTTTTCGGAGCTTTCACCCGACAAAAACTCAAATTGGCTTGCCGCCTCGGGAAGTGTAAAGGCAGTCATGCTGCTCTCGTTCTCCTTTCCCTCGTTGAATGCCAAAATGAAGTTGCCCGCCCTTTCGGTGCCTTGGAATTTGTTACGAATCTTGCTTTCGATTTCGTCTTGCTCCGCTTCTGATGGCACCCCGTTATTGAAGTTGATGAACCATGCGGGGTACATCCCATTGGCAATGTAATTGATGTAAAACTTGCCCGTTTCAATTTCAACTGATGCCCAATCGGTTCCGCCCTCATAGTCAGGTGGGGCGTAGTAGAACCTCCCCGGGGTAAAATCCCGAATGATTTTGATGCTCTCCAATTCGCCCTCCGCCTCGTAACCGAAAATCGGGTAGGTGGTTAATTCCTTCTCGTGGCCCTCCACGTTGGCCCAATCGTTTGAATAGGCAACGCGGGTGATTTCGCCTTTGTCATTGCACTCCATTACCCGGAGCGTGCGCATAGGCCAGTACCCCAACTCCACCACGTTTTCAGGGTTGGCCGCGCTGCGCCTTACAACAATGGCAGCCATGCCGTAGAGCTTGTATTCAAACGCTTGCTTCGCGATTTCATCTTGCTTTACCAAGGTTGCCCACTTTGCGTACAGGCTCACGTTTTTTGAATAACCCGCAGGGTACAACCCCTTGCCAAAGATGGCTCTGGCGGTTCCTTTTACGCACGCATTGTTGGTTGGTGAGCGGTAGTACAACTCCTCCAAAAACTCAAAGTAAAGGTTGTTATCTCCCCACTTGACAAATCCCGCCTTTGCGGTTTCTTCAATGGGGGCAGGGCGCGTTTCATTCAGCACAACCCGAATGGATTTGGATAGCTTAACCTCACTCATGCCGCGGTTCTTCTCCTCAGCGGTTAGGATTGATCCTTTTACCGCAGGCTCGTCAGCGGGCCGCTCTATGTTTTTGCCTGAAATCATGCGTAGATGTAGGTATTATCGCGTTCGGGGGCTTCAAAAACCCCATCGTAAATGCTAAAGATTTGAAGGTCGGTCTGTGGGGTGCAGAAGAATTTACCCCTCCATACCTCGCTCTCAACAAGCGCAAAGTTGATGGATTGGCTTCCACTCCCGTTTTGGGTGGTGGCGTACAAATGCCCGTAGTAATTCGTCCCCGGAACAAAGTCGTAAATGAAAGATAGTGTCCTGTAATTGTACTCGTCCGTGGTTACCGTGGGCCATACTACCTCAACGGTGTTAGTACCCTTGCGCATAAGTTGCAGGGCAAAGTAGGGTGCTGCCGCTTCCCTCGTGAGGATGCTTGCCAAATTGGTTCCCGTGTCGTTGACTATAACCATACAACCATTTTAACGCAAAAAGCCCCGCGAGGTGCAGGGCTTTCTACATTGGTTAGCGTGAAGGTTTAAGTGGGGTTCACAACCGTTACAGCGGCAAGGGCGACTACTTGGGTAGGCACGTCCTTTTCGTTAGCCGTAAAAATCACGGTTGCACCGTACAAATCTGTCATTGCGTTGCCAGTAACGAGAGTGCCACCAGTAAGGTCTGCGCCGTGTTCTTCGCCAACCAGCCACAAATTTGAGTTGTTGTCCTCCACAATGATGCGTGGGCGGCCCCATGCGAGCAATTTCAACTCCTGATTCTGCTCCTGATTCAAACCTTTGAAGGTGGCGTTTACAACCTGTTCAAACAGGGTAGTGCCATTCTCGCGGCTTGACTGGATGTTGGTGGTCAAATCCGATCCATAACGAACCTCGTACTTGTAGGCGTTCACCTTGGTGGTGCCTCCAACCAATTCGATGGTGGTAATCAAACCATCTACATCCTTGGTGATTTCGTCAGTTGAATCAAAGTTGATGAAGTAGAGGTTTTTAACGCCTCCTACAAATTGCTTACAGGGTTCTGCCCTTCCGAGTGTGATATCACAAGCCATAGCTTAATTGTTTTTAGCCCGTTCGGGAGGGGGTCTTTTACCTCCCCTCCCTTATGGCTTGGTTAATCGTTAGGGTGCGTTCCAGTAGTACACAATCTCAGAACCGAATCCGTATTGCACACCTGCGGTAAAGCGAGCGGCTACACGGAAGTTCTGCGACAGGTCAACAGGCTCCATGTCGAGGATGGCAACGCGGGTGTGGTCGGCCAACAAACCAGTACCGAAGTACAGGTTAGAGCGGCGAGCCAACACCATTTGGTTTGCAGTCATACCAGGGGCATGGAAAACCTTTACAGGGGCAAAGTACAGCTCTGCCATACGGATGAAATCTTGGTTCGGGCCGCGAGTTTCAAAGCCGTTAGCACCAAGTCCGCCAGAGGCAAACCCGCCCAAGGCAAACAGGTAAGATGCCCACACGTTGGTTGGCACATACAAGTGCAGGTCTTGGCCGACAGAAGAGAAGAGTGAGGCGTTGGCTGAAATGCCAGCGGCAATCACTTTTTGCATCTCGTCAATAACGTTTGTTGCGTCAATGGTGATGGCACCGCTATCAACGTCGATAACGTTTGCATCAGCGGCAAACAAGCTCAAAAAACCTCCGAACTCACCAGATGAGGCCGCGTTGCCCGACCAAATGTTCTGCTCGTTAGATGCGGCAATTTGCTCAGCAATGCGCGCCATAACGAACGTTGCAAACTCAGGCGGAACAGTTTTCCATGCGGAAAATCCCATGCGTGCAGATTCCCAATCGTCCACAAAATCCTTTTTGCAGAACTCCAGGTTCACCTGCAATTCCTTAGGGGTGAGAATACGCTCATCCAAGATAACGGTGGTGGTAGGGGTAAAGTCACAAGTAGCATCAGAAAGGATGCCGTTGTCTTCGTAACGCTTAATCACCCGCTTGTAGGGGATGTTGGCGATTACTTCTACCCCGCCTCCGTGGATGGTGGGGCTGTTACGCAGGGTGGTGCCGATATAACCAGCAGCCGCTTCACCTGCGTAGGTGGTG